AATATTATAGTCGGATGGCCGCCACGTGTCCCTTGTACCCTATGGAACTATAGCCTATATATTGGCACCATTACACCGATTCATAGAGACTTTGAAGAGAGCTCAATCGGTGTACAAGCTCTTATTTACAAATATGCCATTGAACTCACTTTTCCTTTTAAATATCCCCGACTAAGACGATAAAACATAATTACTTAACGTAACAAATTATCCTTACATTTAATCCTCGTTCAAATCATGGTTAGCGTTTTCCACTTTTACAAAGTCTCTTCCTTGTCTATAAAACCAGAAAGACTTTCACTCACGATGTGCAATTAATTATCTCGTTCATGTTTTCCTGTTCCTTCTAAAACAGAGTTCTGTTTAATCTTATTATTTCTTCTTCCAGATTTCTTCTCTTTCTGACTTATTCTCTTTACCCATTACATTTACCTCGTCGGTGTCGCTGCGCTCCCAGTATTTTTAATGGAATCTCAGTTGGTTAATCCTCCTAACGCCTTTAATTACATAGAATCGCATCGCGATGAGTATCAGTTATCCCACGACTTAACAGAGATAATTCTGCAATTTCCGTCCACGGCGTCTCAATTGTCTGCGAGAATCAGTCGTAGCTGCATGAAAATCGACCATTGCGTCATAGAATACAGGCAACAGGTGCCAATTAACGCCACAGGGTCAGTGATAGTGGAGATTCACGACAAAAGGATGACAGACAATGAATCTTTGCAAGCATCGTGGACATTTCCTATCAGATGTAACATAGATCTCCACTATTTCTCATCTTCCTTCTTCTCCCTTAAAGACCCAATTCCATGGAAACTATATTATAGGGTATCCGATACGAATGTTCATCAGAGGACCCATTTCGCAAAATTCAAAGGCAAGTTGAAATTGTCGACGGCAAAACATTCGGTCGACATCCCATTCAGGGCACCGACGGTAAAGATCTTATCCAAACAGTTCACCGAGAAAGATATCGATTTCTCGCACGTCGGGTACGGAAGATGGGAGAGGAAACTCATCAGATCCGCATCAACATTAAGATTTGGGCTTCCCAGCCCACTAGAGTTACAACCAGGCGAATCATGGGCTTCACGGAGTACCATAGGACCAAACCAGTCAGATGCGGGATCTGATCTAGGGGACGCTACGCATCCGTATAGGGAGCTTAACAGACTGGGAACCACCATCTTAGACCCAGGTGAATCTGCGTCAATTGTCGGAGCCCAGAGAGCGCAGTCCAATATAACGATGTCAGTGGCCCAGTTGAGTGAGCTTGTAAGGACGACGGTCCAAGAGTGTATTAACAATAATTGTACTCCTTCACAGCCTAAGTCGTTGAAATAAATATTTTCTTTACGCATATTAGTTCTCATAATCGGTCTTTAAATGTCATTAATTATCCGATATAATCAAGGTCAAACGATACAAATGTCGATGCCTTAGACATAATATCCGACATCCAACAATAATAAACTAACAGGGCGTTCTTGCTTATGTTAGCATAAACCCCATTACATGAATCTCTATCAACGTCCTTAAACGACGCCCAACAACTAAAACGCCTGTTAGAAAGGGACATTGTTCCTTCCAGATCGACCATCATCGTATCCTTCTCCACGGACAGTACACGTTTCACCACGTGTCGTATGTAGAAACGATCTCGCAAAGAGGCAGAAATGGCTAAATTACCATGGCTATTGATTCTCGCACCGAATAACTCGTCAAATGTATGGAGGCATCCCGATGGACTCAAATGGGGTTTCCGATCAACCACGACCACCAGGGAGAACACGCCTTCGGTCTTTGGCGTTGAACCATCCATGTTCATATCAGCATGAACACGCTCAATCTTAACCGTACCTTTGAAACGCAAACGTTTCAACTTGATGTACGACCGGGACCTATTGGGTAATTTCTTACCAAGTTCGGGGTAAGTGATAAATGTGGATAGGGCTGAATTCTGGACCATCACAAATTCAGGCCCATACTGATTTTCCTGGATTCGTTGTTCCACCATTGCAGTTTCCTCCTGGGTTTTTTTCCTAGTGCCAGAACGACGTTTCCCATCGTTACGTTTCACTGCATACGAACGTTTGACAACAGGATTTCTTGAGTACTTTCTTGACTGATTAGAAGACCAGCCACGTCTATACCTACTCGGATACATATTAAATCCTGTTTTGTAGACGTGGTCTATTGTTCAACTTAACTAAATTTAAATATAAATTCCTATACATATATCGCATAACTTAACAATATAGTTCTTATTTCATTGGTCCACGTCAAAATATTGTACAATGCCAAAGACATTAATCATTGTAAATATGGGCCATATTGTCAGAACGCACAGACTTTGATGTCAAATTCAAATTAAAGCACAGAAATATATTTCAAGTTCATCCAACGGTCTTAACACAAAGCGTTCTGAACAAGTATAACGAGGCGGGAGACGCGCGACGTGTTCATTTTTAATTGGCGGAACTCAAAAATGCGCTCAACTCAATTCGCGGACTTCAAAAATGCACTTAACACGATCGAACGGACGAAATCGCGCGAGTGATAGAGAATCGAACAGACACCAACGCGCCACGAGGGGGGGAAGGGGAATGAACGGTCACCAGGGCGCCACGTGGGAGGGGGCAAAAAATCGCGCGGCCATCCGGT